TGATAACAAAATAACTCAACATAACAAATTAAGAAAAGCAGTAGCAAGCTTAACTATGACGAGGAACAAAACACTAAACTCTCTAGAAGAAGAAAGATCCAAATTAGAAGAAATAAATCTTTACCTAGAATCTTCTTTATCTGAGAATGATGATGAAAGTTCTGTAATGCTTTTAGAACAAAAAAATGAAACTGAAGACAGACTTTTAATTTTAGAAAAAGAATTTTCTATAATTGACGAACAAACCAATGATGCAATGCAATCTCTTGCATCTCATAGAGAAGAAATAGACAAGCTAAAAAGAGAAAAATCATTTAAACTAGCACAACACAAAGCTGCTGAATTGAAAAATCAAGCATTTGAACAAATAAATGGCATTTCCGAAGATGCTGATTCTAAAGCAATAGAAAATATAAGAGAAGAAATAGATTCTGAAGTTGCAAAAGCAAACTTAAATTCTGAAATGAACAAAAATTCTTATTCTTTTAAGATGAAAGCGTTAAAAACAAACTCTTCAAAACTAAAAGCACAAAAACAACTTGAAGCTTTAAAACAACAAAAAATAAAAATTGCAAAAAATTTATAAAAATTACTTGACAAATAAAACAAAACATGTTATATTATAAACATCAACAACAAACGGAGGAAAAATGAAATATAAATTTGATTACAACGAATTTCAAAAAAACTATTCGGGAGAATCCACTGATAATTTTCTTGAATACCTGCAAAAAACAGATTTTAATTACTTTACATGCCAAGAACAAGATAGTTACTTTGATTATGTAGAACAAAAGACCATAGAATCTTATGTAGATTATAAAAGAGGCTATTCTAAACAACTCTTGATAATTCAAGAAAAAGAAACAAAAGAATACTATGGCATTGAATATACAGTCTACAATGATGGTGAAACTTATTCTGGCTCGTGGGAAAAATATAATAGAGTGAAAACTAGACCTGTCGTTTACAAGTACAAAGTAGCCGCATAAAAAATAAAAAAAAATACTTGACAAATAAAACAAAACATGTTATATTAATAGTATAACAAACAACAAAACAAAACTTCATTAAGTTTGCTCTTTTCCTCCCATTTTTGTGGGAGGACCCTTTACATCGCTGAAAAATAAAAATTAAAAAAAATAAAAAAAATACTTGACACAATGTTAAAAACATGTTATATTAATAACACGATGGTTGATTGAGAGTTCAACCGAAATTAAAAACGCTCAAAACAATTAAGACATTTCAATTTATAAGGAGGATATATGTCTACAAATTCATTCACATTCAACGCTAACGTTTACACCGGAAGCTTCACAAAAAGAGATGGTTCTACACGAACAATGCGTTTCCTAAAGCAAAATGCTGTTCCACAATCTCTTCAAGGATCTGGACAAAAGCCACGTTATCTTGACACAAAACACGAAGTTGTATTCGATCTTGATCAAAATGGCTGGAGAGTGTTTAATCACAATAGAGTTGTAGAAACACCAACATTTGAAAGACAAGAAGTAACTATCAACGGGTAATTAACTCAACAAAATTTTCAACAAACAAATATTTAAATAAGTTTTAATAACTTCCTCCGAGTTGTTTGCCAAGATCACCAACGCTTATAAAAAACTTGGCCCCTTTTTATCTTCCTATTTCAAGGACTGAAAATGGAAGCATTTATCTGGTTGAGACACAAAGTGTCTTTGCCTTAGACAGTTAAGTCAATAATAACAACATAGGAGTAAAATTATGGCATTAGATCTAGAAGCAATGCGAGCTAAATTGGACGCATCAAAAAATGGTAACTCTGCAAAACAGCAAGATACCAAATGGAAACCAGAACAAGGAGACCAAACAATTAGAATTCTTCCAACAAAAGATGGAGATCCGTTCAAGGAATATCACTTTCATTATAATGTTGGTAAAAATCCTGGGATTCTTTGTCCTAAGAAGAACTTTAATGAAGAATGTCCAATCTGTGATTTCGCGTCAAAGCTTTGGAAAGAAGGAGTTGAAAACAATGATGAAGTTGCTAAGCGAGAAGCTAAGAAATTATTTGTCAGAAAACGTTATTATTCTCCAATCTTGGTTAGAGGACAAGAATCAGAAGGCGTTAAAATCTGGGCTTACGGTAAGCAAGCTTATGAAACATTATTGGGGTATGTTTTAGATCCTGATTATGGTGATATTACAGACGCTGAAGCTGGAACTGACATAGTGTTAAATTATGATGTTCCTGGAACTCCTGGTTCGTTTCCAAAAACCACTCTTAAGCCTCGCCGTCGTCCATCCGTTCTTTGTGATGATGATGTTGCTGATTGCGAAGCTCTGCTTAACTCGGTACCAGACATTGGTGCTTTGTTTGAGCGAAAAACAACGGCTGATGTTCAAGCTATTTTGAACGAAGCTCTTTCTACTGACGGCTCTGAAGGTTCAACCTCCGAGACCTATAAGTATGGTGAGCAAGATGCTGTTGATGCTGCCTTCGATAAATTGGGAGCTTAAGAGAAACGGTCGCCCTCTCCGTTATGAGGGCACTTTAATCAAATAAAGGAGACAAAATGATTAATTTATTATTATTAGCGCTTATTGCATGTGGAGCTGAAGAAGAAACAGACACATCAAAAGAAGCTGAAGTGGAAGAAACACAAGAAGAAGTTACCGAAGAGCAAACAGAAGAAAGCTCCGAGGAAGTTCCAGCAGAGGAAGAAACAGAAGAAAGTTCTGAAGAAACTCCTGCCGAAGAAGGAACAGAAGAATAGTTCATAGTACCTCCGAAACAATGAACATGCAGGGTTAGGGAGTCTCCTGCGTTGAGAAATGACTCCCATTTTACTATCAACAAGGAGAGATACTATGCCAAAATATTTTAGTACACCAGACCCAGCAAGACAATTAACAGAAATAATAAACAGAATAGGAAACCAAACACCAATAGAAATGATTATCAGGGAAGCAGCAATAAACGGTCACGATGCAAATAAAAGATTTTCTCGAGAAGCAAGAGGGGTTGTACATTTTACAAGAGACTGGGAATATCCTAAGAAACTATCTATTATAAACTATAATGGAGAGTATTTTGGAGAAAAAAACTTAGAAGCATTTATGACAGTTGCATATACTAATAATTTAAATCCAGAGCAAACTTCAGAAAACTTTGGTATTGGAGCAAAAACTTCATATCTTTTGCATGGAGCTATGTTATACAGAACTAAAAAAGCGGGAGAAGAACTAGGAACTTATTTTATTATAGAGAAAGACAAAGAAACAGGAAACTATGGTTTAAGAGATATTTGGTGCCCTTATAATGAACATTGGACAAATACTCCGGTCTGTGATAAATTTTCTCAATATTTAACTATTGATACTGAAGGTACTGAAATGGTCCTACTGGGAAATTCAGATGATCAAGACACTTTCCTTCAACTAGACCACAGCTCCAGTATTTCCGGAAAATCAGAAGGTACAGGTTGGTCAATCTCTAACTATCTTAGTATGAGACTTTTCAAAGATATTGGCACTACTTTTAAAGTAGAAATTCAAAATACAACCACAAATGAAAAAATTAGAGATAACAAGATTAAACCTTTGTTAGATTATTTATCTTCTTGTAAAAGATATGGAAACTTTCCCTTACAAGGTAATAACATTCCAGAAGGAACTATTGCTCACTATGGACTTGTCCCTCAAGGAGATAAAATAATGACTTTTAGCTCTGGTTTTGTTTCTTTCGCTTATAAGAATGAAAATTATTTAAACCAAAAGATACATCCAGCTGCTAAAGCCCAACAGTTGATTAGTTGCGGAATTCATACAAAACCAAATAGTTGGTTTATTGTTTTTGAGTTACCAGAAACAGAAAACATAAATATTGAAATGCATAGAAAATCTCTCGATGGTATCGAGAAGGAACTTTATTATAGTGCATTTGCACAGAATCTTCCGGAAGAAATATTAGATTGGTTGGAAAACGAAGTTAGCGCAAAAGATGATACAAGAGAAATTGATGATTGGCTCAAAGATAGATTTAAATTTAAAATAGAGCAAGACACATGTGGTAAAGAAAAGGGCGATAAGGTTTGTAATGATTCAGAAAAAACTATTCCTTTAACTCCTGAAGAGCAACAAAAAACAGCTAGAATTTCAAAATTTCAAAAAGAAAATAAAAGCACAATACCACCTAAAAAAATACAAAACTTTGACATCCCAAACCATAGAAGAGTATCTCATGGAGAAACTTTACCACTCGTTCAATTCAATTTTGATGCCTACACGATAACTGTAAATGAAGATAATCCTTTGTGGAAATACAGAGTTCAGCAAATTTCTAAGGATTTCAATACAGGTATTGAATCAATAATAGAAACTGAAGTATATAGAAGAATCTTAGACTCAGCTATTGGGGCAATTTTTGAAATTCAAGAAGTATATCCAAAGGAAACAATACATAATAAAAAAGACAAGTGGAGTCCGGAAATCTTATCTAGCATTTGGACCAAAGATCAGGTCAATAATTCTAACAGATATTTAAAGAAAAAATATTCTAATTTTGTAAAAAAATAAAAAACCATAATAATAAGGAGAAACAACAATGGGAAAAGTAATACAAATGGCAACACAAAAAGCAGGAAAAATCAATATAGCAGACTTAAAAAAGTCAATGAATAAATCAATGGGAATTGAGGCAGCACATGACCTAAGAGAAGATAATCCAACTGAAGTTAAAGATTGGATTCCAACAGGTTCAAGATGGCTCGACTCTATTATTTGTAAAGGAAAAATGGGAGGCATTCCCGTTGGAAAGATAACAGAAATTGCTGGACTATCATCTGTCGGTAAGTCTTATCTTGCTGTTCAAATAGCAGCTCAAGCACAAAAACAAGGAAAGTTTGTGGTTTATTATGATGCAGAATCAGCGATAGATCCTGTTTTTCTTTCAGATGCTGGAATAGACATGGATAATAACTTTCTTTATGTTCAAGCAGTTTCAGTTGAAATAGTTTTAAAAGCAATCGAAGATATGATGAACCAATACGGAGACCAACAACAATTTGTTTTTATTTGGGATTCAATTGCAGCAACACCATCAGATAAAGACTTAGAAGGCGATTTCAATCCTCAATCTTCAATGGCCGTTAAGCCAAGAATCTTTGCTAAAGCATTTCCAAAACTAACAATTCCTTTAGCAAATGGACAACACACTCTTATTCTTATAAATCAATTAAAAACAAACATCACAAGCAATATAGCTGAGGCTTTAACAACACCTTACATAGCACCTGGTGGTAAAGCAATAGAGTACTTCTGCTCACTTCGTATTTGGCTCACAGGTCGTAAATCAAAGCAATCTTTTGTTCTTGATGAATCAGGAAGACGAGTTGGATCTGAGGTTAAAACAAAGATAGTTAAATCTCGCTTTGGAACCCAAGATAGAATTTGCGTTTTTCAAATCCGTTGGGGAGATAATGTTGGGATCATGGATGAAGAATCATGGCTTGAGGTAATAAAACAATCATCTTCTTATAAAAACGCTGGTGGTTGGTGTGTCCTGGAGCACAAAGGAAAAGAACATAAATTCCGAGCTAAAGATTGGATGGATAAACTAAAAGATAAAGAATTTAAAGAAATAGTTTCTGAAATAATGGATGAAGAATTAATACATAAATTTGAGTCATCTGGCTCAAACATTGTTCCAGACGACATAGACGATTAACATAATGCTCCTGTTGTTGATGGTAGCCCCCTTGCATTCGCTTGGGGGTTTTTTTATTTCTAAAGACCCTATTTACTAAAGCGGAGAAATGACATGAAATTAACTAAAAGTAATCTTTATAAACTTATAAACGAAGCAATAAACGAAGCTTGGGCTGTTAAATCTGGGACTAGAATTCCCACACAAAAAGCTGGTTCTTCTTCTTTACAAGCAACACAATATCCAAACCCTGGAGATGCTTATAAAGCTTACCAAAATGGGGTTGAGTTACACGGTTGGGACAAATATGCACAAATAATTTCCGATCTTTATGATGCAGCTCCTGACTCTACACCTTCAGGTCTAGAACAATTTAAGCAATTTCAAAGCAAAACAGCTTCATTACACAAACCAATAGAAGGGATCTATGACATTGAATATGTAGACAGACAACCTTACGTTTCAGCAAAAGAAATGTCAGATAAAATGAAAGAAACAGGTAAGTTTGAAATTTCATCTCAATTTCTTCAATCAGACGATCCAGAAGAAATAAAAACAAACTTACAAAACAGAGCAGTTCATGATTATTATGGACACCTTAGAGCCAGAGGTCATGAAAAAGACCCATCAGTTATTGGAGAGTTCTCTTTGATTGGTGAATTGATAGCTTATAACAATCAGTTAAAAATTACATCGCCAAAGATAGTTCCTTTGATGTTTACTCTTATTGTAGGACAAGCCGCCTATTTCTATTACAAAGGGCACTTCCCGAAATTAAAACTATCAGAACTTCCTGGTGTTGATTATTTTAACATTGGAAACATTGATGGTTATGAAATAACACCAGACAATGATTTAAGGAAAATATAATGAAAATAAGAATTTTAAGAGAATTTAGAGAAACTATTCCAACTATTAAAGCCACCAGACAACAAATGTTGTCAGCAGAACACAATACACGAGTTTTATCTGATGATCTTGTTTTATTTGAACAATTTACAGAAGACTTTAACATTATATTTTCGACACCTGACAATCCTAACCTAGAATATTGTAAAATTTTCTATAATGGCTTAGCTCAGAATTCTAATTCTGAATATCTGACAATGTACACAGTAGAGAAGCTATCTCAAATGTATCTAGTAATGCCAGAGGACAAAACAGCTGGAATGGGTTGCGATCAAAATGGACATATGGGTTCTGGTTGGAACAATGGTTCTCGAAGAGGAGTTTTGAAAAAATTAATGGATTACGCAAGAGATAACTTTGGTGGACGTTCCGGAGATCATTTTGATGGTGGTCTTGGAGGTTACTATGCTTCATTAGGTTTAACAGAAGTATACCAAATTCTTGAATGGGACCCACAATATGCTCCAAGTGATTGGAATTATAAACCAATTGATGTTTTTAATCCAAAGAAATCTGTTTATGCTCCAGCAGTACAAATTTATCAACAAAATCCAACCTCCGCTCCTCAACAAAAAATGGAATTAGTGGTAGAAAGCGGCTTTAAAATTACAACAAGTCCTTACCACAAAATACTTCAATACTCAAATGGCGAACCAGATGTAGTTTATAGAAGATATCCATAAAATTATTTTTTTTCTTGACAAAAATGATCTTTCGTGTTATAATATAAACATCATAAAACGGAGGATATATGAATTATGATTATATATGGGCTTTATTTGCCCTTGTTTTTATTGTTTTGCCAATAGCAGGTGCTTTCATTATGCACCATGATTGGAGGCGATAGAATGAAAAAAGAAAAAGATGAAGTTATGAGTGAAAGAATAAAGCACCACTTAGAAAAAGCTAAAGAACGAGGTCTTGTATTGGGCAACCCTAATTTAGAAGAAGTTAGGCATCTAGCTCACGAAGCAAAGAAAAGAAACGCAGATGTATTTGCTATGTATTTTGGTCCTGTAATTCATGAACTAAGATCATCCGGAAAATCTTTTCAGAAAATTGCTGATGATCTAGATTCCATTGGACTCACTACTAGACAAGGTGGTAAATGGCATCCAACAACAGTTAAGAATTGTCTCGATAGGTACATACAATTAATGGAGGAAGAATGAAAAACCTATTAATAATTGATGGTCTCAACATGTTCTTAAGAAACTATGTTGTGAACCCAACACTAGCACCTGACGGTAACCCATTAGGCGGCTGTATTGGCTTTTTAAAGAGCCTTCAAAAGGTTTGTGGTATGTTTAGCCCTGACGAGATTATAATAGCGTGGGACGGTCATTCTGGCTCTTCTAAACGCAAAGAAATGAACAAGGAATACAAAGACGGTCGCAAACCTGTAAGATTTAACAGAAGAATGGTCGAGTTGAACGAAGAACAACAAAAACTTAATAAAGCAGAACAATATATTAAACTCGTGGAGTATCTAAATGAAACACCAATTATACAAGCAGTTGTGGATTATGTGGAAGCCGATGATATTATCGCTTATGCTGTTAAGCACGATAAATATCGAGACTATCATAAGTACATTGTGTCAAGCGACAGAGACTTCTTTCAACTCGTTGGAGAAGATTGCACCCTCTGGAGACCAATCCAGAAGAAGTTGGTGGATTTCAAATCTCTCATGGACGAACACGGTATTCATCCCAATAATTTTGCCCTTTGTCGTGCCATTGCTGGAGATAAGTCAGATAACTTGCCAGGGATACCTAGAGCTGGGCTTAAAACAATCAAAAGCCGCTTTCCTTTTATGGCTGACCCAGAGGTACAAACTGTTGAATCGCTTGCAGAGTTTTGCAGACAAGTGGACAAACCGGTTTCACTTCATGAAAACATACTTGGAGGTCTTGATTTAATAGAAAGCAATTATGATATCATGCAGTTATACAAACCTGTAATGGGAACAGTAGCAAAACAACAAGTAGAATTCTCCATAAACCATTTTGAACCTGAATGGAATAAAATAGAATTCCAAAAGTTCTTAATGCGTGACGGACAAATTACTTTAAAGTTTGATCTGCTTTTTGCAACATTTAATAAAATAATTTCTTGACATTTAGAAATTCTAGGTTATACTTATTGAACACTCGGAGGTAATATGAATAAGGAAAAAGATACCTTTGTCTTTTATGGCAAAGACTTTCAAGAAAAGGTGGCACAATTGATGCTTGAAGACCGACCTTTTTGCGATCAAATAGAAGAGGTCTTAGAACTAGAATTCTTCTCTTCTGCTTATATCAGAGCATTAGTAGAAACAGTTCTAGACTATAGAAACAAATACGAAAGGCATCCACACTTTGCCACAATAGAAACTGAGGTAAAGAAAGGAAACAAGAACTATGATAAAGCAGTTCAATCTCAAGTCAGTCAGTTTGTCGGTAGAATTAAAGCTAATGAGCTAACAGATAGAGATTATATCAAAGACCAGGCTGTTGATTTCTGTAAGAAACAATGTCTTAAGAAAGCTATTCTTGAATCAGCTGATTTAGTCAAGAAAGGTGATTACGATTCAATTACAAAAATAATTAATGAGGCTCTATCAAAAGGAAATGACCAAAACTTTGGTCACGATTGGTTTAAAGACTTAGATCATCGTTACATCAAAAAGTCTCGCAAACCAATAACAACAGGTTGGCAGAAAATTGATGAAATAACCAAAGGTGGTATTGGCTCAAAAGAGTTAGCTGTTGTTATTGCTCCAACTGGTGCTGGTAAGTCAATGGTTTTGGTTCATCTTGGAGCTGAAGCCCTCAAACTTGGAAAGAAAGTTGTTCATTATACTTTAGAACTTGCAGACACTGTTGTTGGTATTCGTTATGACTCTTGTTTATCAAAAGTT